ATACATTTACTGCGGAGTCAAGTTTAGGTATGTGGAGGGCTGGTACAAATATACTAGCTTTCTCTACGGCTAGTTCTGAGAGGATGAGAATTGATGCTAATGGAAATGTCGGTGTCGGGACAACTACTCCAAATGAAAAATTAACAGTCTCGGGAAATATATCTGCCACCAATATATACTCCGGTAATATTGTATATAATACAGGTGATCAAAGTATTGCTGGCGATAAAACCTTCACAGATGACTTGATTTGTAATGGACAAATAACAGCACCAAACCAGACATCCTCAACGAGCGATTCGGTTATTACAAAAAGTCTAGGTGATCTCTTATATACCCAAGCATTTGGTGGTTGGTCTATTCATATAGATCAGAATACTGGATGGACTCCTTCACTTTTAGGCAGTGGCACGGCAGCTGCGTTTGGCGGAAACATACTTGCTTGTAATACCTCCACAGTATCTGGAAACAGGGCAGCTATATATGCTGGTGGTTATGCGCCTTATACTTATTGTCCTCCGGGGGGGACACATGCCAATAATAGTAATAGTGGTGTATATTTTGATAGAAAATTGGTTTTTGGATTCAGAATCACTCACAACTATGGCAGTAACCAAGGCATTGCCGCCAATGCGGAAGGTTATTTAAGGTTTGGGGGAAACCGTGGTGATACCACATTTGGTCCTCTTACCGAGGCGGGAATCGGTGTATTTATTTCCAATAGATTTTTATATGGAATGGTTCATAATGGAACATCTTTAAACCAAACAACACTTCCAATTTATAATATGGCTGGATGGCCATATCCAGTTAATTACATTGAGATTTACAGCGATGGATTGGGAAATGTTTCATTTTTCAATAATAGAACTTTAATTCAGACAATTTCAGGTGGACCTACAAGCAGAACCGGAACTGCAGGAACCGGAACATATTTCGGAGCAAGAACAAACGAGAACTTAAATCTATCATTATTTATCCCACAGGGATTGACACTAACATACCTATGATTACAAACAAAACACAAACACAAAAGGATATTGATCAGATTGAAAAACTAGCTGACAATACAATCAGAGCTTTAAAGGCGGCGGTTTCATCACTGAACAACTCTTTTGATTATTTTTGGAGTTTACCTAATGATAGACTCGAATCAGTTATAAATGAACTTTTAGTAAAAGGAGTTTTTGAAGATATATTCGAGAAACATTTCAAAACAGCTACAGCATTTAATAATATTCTTGCATCTAATGGAGTTATGGATATTAGATGCAAATCAGAAATACCGAAGGTGATGACCTTCGATGTGGAAGGTGTAAAAATATCTGAAAAAACACATGAATCAGAAGCGATTATGGAACCTGTGATTGTAGAAGAATCTATTCTCGAAGAATAAATAATCCTATGGGTTCTTTGGGATTATCAAAACGGAATAATAAGTTTCATCAAGGTTTCTACGCACCCAAAAATCTAAATAAATATGTCGGCAATATTGATAATATTATATACCGATCCGGTTTGGAATTAAAGTTGTTTCGCTTTTGTGATAATAATCCCAATGTGGTGGAATGGAATAGTGAGGACATTATTGTGCCTTATTTCGATACTCTTTTGAAAAAGAATCGTAAATATTTTATTGATGCCTATGTAAAGATACAGGAAGGGGATATTGTCAAGAAATATTTGGTGGAAGTCAAGCCTTGGAAGCAGACGCAAGAGCCGAAAGCTGGGAAGGGTAAGAAGAAATCCAATCTGTTATATGAACAGGTTGCTTGGAAAAACAATTGTGACAAGTGGGCTTTCGCAAAAGAATTCGCCAAGAAACATGGGATGGAATTCATTATTATTACGGAAAAAGAACTAAATTGATATCAAAGTCCATTCATGGGACTAAATAATACTATGGGTGGAAAGTATCATAGTAATAAAGATGTTATAGATCATTTCAAAAGAATACACTGTGATAAATACGATTATTCATTAGTTCATTATACTGGTAATCTAAATTTAGTCGATATCATATGTCAAAAACATGGAGTATTTAAGCAGTCTCCAAAAAAACATAAAATAGGTCATGGGTGTCATAAGTGTAATACCCAAAGAAAGCGAACTGAAGAGGAGGCAATTGAAGAGTTCAAAATAAAACACGGTAATAAATACGATTATTCGGATTTGGAATATAAAAACGGTTCCAGTCTGATTAAAATAGGATGCCCAACTCATGGGTGGTTTTATCAAAAAGCCAGTGAACATAAAATCGGTTATGGGTGTGCTAAATGTGCCAATCACGAGAAAAGTCCCCCATATGAAGAATGGTTAAATTCGTGTGTTGAAAGACATAATAATTATTATGATTATTCTATTTCAAAATACGAAACATTGTCTAAATCAGTTAGAATAATTTGCCCAAAACATGGAATTTTCACACAAAAGGCGGGAACACATAGAAATGGTAGTGGTTGTAAAAAATGTGGGGATGATAGAAAAAGTTTGAAATATCAACAATTATTTACCACGGAATCTTATATAGAAAAGTTAGAAGAAAAACATGGTGATAAGTATGATTATAGTAAGGTTAATTATACCACTTTAAAAAATCCTGTCACTCTTACATGTCCCAAACATGGAGACTTTACAAGATTTCCCCAAAATTTATTAAAAGGTGGTGGATGTGACAAATGTTTAGATGAAATCAGAGTTAAAAAATCTCTAACAAAAGTTAAAAAACATTTTAAACATAATAATTTCGAGTTGGTAATAGATGAAAGCAAGTTCAAGGGATTCAATAATGAGATATTTTTAACATGTTCAAAGCATGGAGAATTTGTAAGATTTCTTGATATGAATATTTTTGTTTTAAATCATCCGTGTTTAAAATGTGGGATGAAGATATCAAAATTGGAACAACGAGTGTCCGAAACGTTGGACGATCTTGGAATATCACACATCCAACACACTAGATATAAAGATGATAACGGTAAAATATACGAAATTGATATATTAACCCCTGATTTGAGTATAGGGTTTGAGATTAACGGACTTAGATATCATGGAGAAGTTATGGGTAAGGATTCTGACTATCATAGGTGGAAAACCGAAGAATGTTATAAACGAGGTATAAAATTGACACACATTTATGAAAATGAGATTATAGGATCAGACCACTTCAAACACAAAATTTTCAGAGAATTGGGATTGAGAACCCAAGCAAATGACTCGTGTGTATTTGAATATGTTGGAGATGATTCCATAAATGATTTTATAATCAATAATCACCCATTGGGGTTGATGAAAAATTGTATTAATATGGTTTGTTGTAATGATGGAGATATATATGGTTGTATATCGTTTAAAGATAACACTGTATTAAGAGTAGCCAATAAACACGATGTTGATATGTCTAAAGTGTTTCAATCTATGATAAGACAGTATATGAATGATCATGAATTAAATACAATAGTAAGTAATGTGTTATTTGATTGGGATGATCTTACACTATTTGAAGAATCAGGATTTATCGTCAAAGATACCATCGAACCAGTTTGTTGGAAATTTATCAACGCGAAACATGATAAGATTTACACCCACGATGAAGAATTATTGGCTGATAATGTTGATAAATTTTGGGATACTGGTGGATATTTGATGGAATTTTTGATTTAAAACATAAATAAGAACATGGCATTAAAACTAAAGCTGATGTACAATGATCCCACCAACTTCGATGGATTGGAAATTGTCGAAGAACAGACTAATCGTGGAAGTGGTAGTAATCTATATGTGCAGGGGGTTTACCTTGGTTCGGAGATTAATAAGAACGGGAGAATCTATCCAGAGCATGAGCTTGATCGTGAAATTAATCGGTATCTGAATGAGATGGTTGTAACTAAACGATCACTTGGGGAATTAAATCATTCCAATACCAGTGAGGTAAATCCAGAGCGTGCATGTCACCTTGTTACTGAACTCAGGAAAGATGGTAAGGCATGGGTTGGGAAATCAAAGATTCTCTCTGGAGAAGGCATGATATGTGGAAATATTGTTCGCGGACTCATCAATAATGGAGTTTCCCTCGGTATGAGTACTAGATCGCTTGGATCGTTGCGTGAAGCGTCTGGTCATAAGGTTGTGGAAAACATGCATTTGGTTGCAATCGACTGTGTTGCCGATCCATCATATCCAACAGCTTTTGTTGACGGTATTCTTGAAAGTAAAAGTTGGACTATTACCGAAAACGGTGATTACGAACAAATCTACGAGGACTTTGGCAAAGCTCTAAAAACACTTCCAAAACACGATGTTGATAATTATCTTCGCGCACAGATCATAAAGTTTATCCAACAAATCTAAATAATACTATGGGCAAAACATATAAAGATTTGAAGAAACAGGGCAAGCACGTTTTCGATGGACCGGAAGTGAAACAGCGCAAGAATTTTGCCCCCGCAACCAAAACGGAAAAGCCGAAGAAGGGCAAAGGATCGTATAATCGCGGGAACGCTTTTGATGAGGATGAGGAATCCGGTGATGATAAGAGAACCAAACGTATTAAACAGGCTGAATCCATGGGTTACAAGAAATTACCACAACATGATGCGGTTTGGACACATAAAGGTATGAAAATTTATGGAGTTAATAATCTCCCACCATTGAAAGATGAAAAAAATGATGAGGATGAGGAAAAAGCCTGTTGGAAAGGTTACGAAAAGAAAGGCACCAAGAAAAAGGGTGGAAAGACTGTCAACAATTGTGTGAAGGAATCAACCGATCTCTCCAAATTCATTGAGGCTATCATGACCAATGATCATGCCCAAGCTCATAAACAACTCAAGGATGCTGTGAATTTCAAAATCCAACAGAGAATTGCTCAAGAAATCGACAATCCTTTGTTCTGATTTTCAAAAAATTCATACCCGATCTCTAAATAATAATATGAAGAAAAAAAGCACGAACCTTTTCTCGGAAGACATCCAAAAAAGTCTGGGACTCAGCGATGAATCCATCAAGGCAATTCAGGAATCCCTTGAATCCAAGATTGATCTGGCCGTTGAAGCTGCCCTTTTGGAACAGGATGAAGTATATGCCTCCAAACTCAAGACCCTGATGACATCCGTTGATAAGGATCGCACGGTCAAGATGAAAAAGATCATGGAAGCTTTTGATAGAGATAAGACCGCAAAGCTGGTCAAGGTTATCAAAAAGTATGAGCGCGAACAGAACGGCGATCTTCTCAAGTTCAAAAAACAACTTACGGAATCCGTTAGTGCTTTCCTTGACGAGTTCATTGATGAATCCATTCCAACCAAAGATATCAAGGAAGCTGTCAAGAACAAGACAGCCATGAATGTTCTGGAAAATCTCAAAAAGGTCTTTGCAATCGATCTTGCTGTCATGAAGGAATCCGTATCTGGGGCAATCGTGGAAGGTAAGAGTGAAATCGACAAGCTCCGCAATAAGAATGCTGAACTTGAAAAGAACGTTCGCTTCCTCACCGAATCCAAGAACAAGTCGGAAGTCAAACTTTTCCTTGAAGGCAGAACTTCCAAGTATCCTGAAACCAAAAAGAATTTTGTGAAGAAGGCTTTGGGAGACAAGTCCCTGCAATTCATTCAGGATAACTTTGATTACACCGTTCGCCTCTTTGAAAAACAAGAGAAAAAGCAACTGGAAACCATCAAGGAAGAAGCTGTTCAAAACCGCAAGCACAAGCCCGATTTCGTAAAAGAACAAAAAATTGTTACTGAAAAGGTAAATAATAATACGGATGAAGAATCTGATCCTTATCTGGATGTTTTGAAACAACAAACATTCCGTAGGTAAAAAATTTCCAACCCGCACTATGAGGAAGCAATTCCTGAACAATGTGAATAGAAAGTCAAATATATGAATAATCTACCATCTACTGATATCCAAGGCTCCAAGATGCAACAAGCAGTTGCCAAGTGGCGTAAGGTTCTCGATTATAGCTCGGACTCGATCCCAGCTATTCGGAACGAACACGTTTACAAGACCACTGCAATGCTCCTTGAGAACCAAGAACAGTGGTGCTACCAAGAATCGAATACTGCTGCCTCCGGTGGTGTGTTCGGTGCAACGACTTCCATTGGCAACGGTATCGCTAACAGCGACTCCTATGCTACTGGTGATGCTCGTCTGCCAAAGATTCTGATTCCTATGATTCGACGCACTTTCCCTGAATTGATTTCCAATGAGATCGTAGGCGTTCAGCCTATGGGTGGTCCTGTTGGTCTTGCTTTCGCTCTTCGTTACGCCTATCAAGGTGATACTCTGAGCGATAGTAGCATCGACGGCAAGACCTCTGGAGGTGGAACTGGTTCTAGCTTCGGTAATCAGCTTAAAGCTGCTTACGATGGTAGTACTGGTCTTCCAGACACCGAACTTGGTTATCAACTTCTGGACACACGTTTCACTGGCACATCTGCTGGATTCCTTTCGGGTAACACCGAACACTGGACATTCGCAGATCAAGACCGTGGTATTGCTGAACTTTTGAGCAACTACGAATTGACGGGTAAAATCCCTCAAATCGAACTCAAGTTTGAAAAGACCGCTGTTGAGGCCGGAACACGTAGATTAGCTACCCGCTGGTCGGTTGAGTTGGAACAAGACATCAAAAACATGAACGGTATCGATATCGATGGAGAACTTACGAATGCAATGTCGTATGAAATCCAAGCCGAAATCGACCGCGAAGTTGTGATGCGTATGATCCAAACTGCCTTCAATGCTGGTGCTGGCGCAGGTTTCTCCATCTGGAGTCCTGTTAGTGCGGATGGACGTTGGACTGCTGAACGGAATCTTACCTTCTATCAACGCCTTATTATCGAAAGTGGTCGTATGGCTGCTCGTAACCGTAGAGGTGCCGCTAACTTTGTTATCGCCACTCCTCGTGTTTGCAGCATCCTCGAAATGCTTCCTGACTTTAAGGTTTACGAAATCAATGGCACAGTCTCGACTGCTGGTGTTGGTATCGCAAAAGTTGGTACTGTTGGTAGCCGCTGGACGGTTTATCGTGATACTCGGACTGAAGTTCAGAATTCCTCGCTCTATAGCCCTAACTACTACTCTGGTCAAACCAGTGGTGTGGAATATGCGCTGTTGGGTTACAAGGGTTCTGAATACTATGATACTGGTCTGATATACTGTCCGTATATCCCGATCATGGTGCAAAGAACGATTGGACCAAATGATTTCGCTCCTCGTGTGGGTCTTATGACTCGTTACGGGATTGTGAACAACATTTTTGGTGCATCGCTCTATTACCACCTTATCATCGTAAAGGGTCTTGGTACTGCGTTTACACCGGGGTCGGTTTCAACCTACCTCTAAGTCGTTAATACTCAAGCAGTTACGCAAATCAAATCTGAAACCCAAGGTGCCGAAGACCCTTGGGTTTCCTCGTTTTTATAGGTATCGAATGTTCTTATCTCTGAAATATATTTTATAACCGTCTTAACTGGAAATGGGTGTTTTGTAAGTTTGGTTCTCTTCTTGAAGACATATTCGCCGTTTGTTCTGATGCGCGAGAATACATGATCTTCTGTTTTATATTCAGTTAGAAAATCTCTGAGTGTTTTACTCTCAACGACAGACTTGCCATCGGGATATGATATCTCATACGTGACAATACCGAATCCATTATCTAGCATGAATTGTCTCTTTTTAATTTCCTTATCAGATTTACCCTCTTTAGATTTTCTTAAATCCATCGTAGCTTTCCTTTTCTTTAAGGATTCTTTCCATTTATCATAATGTTCGGGGTCTTTATATTTTTCTTTAAGACCACTGCTTATTTTAGAATACACTTCATCCAATTCATTTTCATCCATGTATTCAGTGTAATAACCCCCCCTACCACCCTTTTGAATATTGTAACAATTACTCTTACCGAATTTGTGGTGTAGCCTTCTGATTAACTTGATTTCCAATCTATTCAAGTCTTCTGGTGTAGTTATCTTTAAATTAAACCACCTAGTTTCAAAATTTTCTTTTCCATATTTGACCATAGCTTGGCGCAATCTATAACCAGAACCCATATATCTAGTTTTTGGATACCAATAATGTTTTCCCCCATAAACCTTGCCATTGATTTTGTTGATAGTGACGTATAATTTGAATTGTTTTCTGTTCATGGTAATACTTAATACCGGAATCAATTATTGCAATGATTTCCTCCACACAAATTTATAATTACCACAATCATATATCTTATAAAAACCATTCATCTTCATATTATCCCCTTCACTCAACGACTCATCAAAGATTGGTAACTTATCTTCGAGCTTATGTTTCTGGAACTGATGGCGAGAATATCTAATACCTTCTCGCTTATTAAAATAATAATAATTCACCGCATCATTTTGAATCTCTTTCATACCAACACTACGGTATATATTACCAATTGAATATCGCTTATCTGCGTAAGATACTATGGAATTTGGATTATAAGTTCTGATGAAGTGTTTGAACAACTTCTGAAATCCACCGACTATCGAAGTGTTCAATACGTTGGCGAAACGAATAAGCTCCCATTCCACATTCTTATCGAATCTACTTTTACCAAATGTTAATATGGATACCAATTGGTTATTGTAATAGAGTCCTAGCGAAATTGAACAATTGGAATATCCTTGTAGATGGTTGTCGTTTAGAAAATGTCTTGTATTGAAATTGTCAACCATTCTTATTTCACATTTTCTAGCATGGATTTTATTGGGAACTTTCCCGAAATTATATCTAATAATGGATTTCCAAATCTCCTGTTTGTTCCGCCATTCATCCTCAAATATGTGAAACAGACGAATACCAGATTCCAGACACTTATTTGTCTTGTATAAATGATAATGTTTGTCCTTACCTTCTTCTTCTGAATGACAAAATAACCCGTTCATCTCAATTGCAATATTGTGTTTTGGGGATAGGACATCCAATTCTTTTTTATCTAAAATTTGTTTATCGTTTCTAATAATGTCGGTATCCAATTCAGACTCCACAAATTCTCTAAGTTCTTCTTCAATCTTAGATAGATTCTCAGCACATACTGGACATCTTGTTTTAGAGTGAAGAAGATTATCCGGTCTAACCAACCATTCTCCATGCAATTCACACACAGCTTTAATATGTGTTTTATTGTTTGTGTATTCCTGATTGGGAATTTGATATGATGTTAATTCCCTGATCCTTTCAATCGTCAATCTTTTCTTTCCCGAACATTCGGAACAACCATATTGTCTTGCCAACAAGTGCTTGGGAGTGATTTGAAATTCTCCGTGTTTGGGACATGCGATAATTCCTTTGGTGGTGTTGTTCTTATATATGAATTTAGAAAAATCATATTCCTGAAATTTCGAATATTTTTCTTTCAATTCTTCCATGAATTGTTCTTGGGTTCTTCGTTTGAATCCCCCTCTTGGGACACCCGCGCAATCAGGACAACCAGAACCTTGTAAATGATGTTGCTTGGAAGTTAGAAATTGACCATGATCTTTACAAATCACAATCCCTTTATCATTCTTTTTACCGGGATAAATAAACATCGAATAATCATATCTATCCCCATGCTTCTCCTTGAAAAGTTTGATCACTTCATCTGTTGAGTATTTTTTAGCCATACTATTACTTAACAGACTATCAGACCAAAAACAGATTTCAATAAAAATATTTGACAAATTTAAAAATTGTGTTAAATTAATACATGACAGTATCAGAAACCGCAATCCAAAAAGCTTACGAGTTGGCAGAAATAGACGCTTTTTACGTTGAACGACCATATTCAAAAGAAACAGTTGAAAACCGTTTGAACTTGTTGGATTGGTTTAGGGGATGGTTTGATAAAAACGAAGAGGGTGATATTTATTGGGATAGCGGACGAAATTGGCTGTGCGAAGAAATCGAGGCATATTATAATGATAAAATTTTTGATTTAAAATATTCAAATGTGGCGAAGACACCGTTGGTAGTTAAATGGATTAAAATTCTATCATTACCAAGATTCAATCTTCCACAATCCGCATATCATGAGGTTGCAGAAGATTTGGAAAAAATCGAGCTTGATAATATTGAAGCTGGAAAGGATACCGTGTCTTCCAAACTCATAGAATACTTTGAAAATAATTACCCAAATTACTAAATAATACTATGAGCCTATACACGTTCCAAACCGTCCTCCTTTCCGCTGAAAAAACCGGAACCCCGAACCTTACGAACACTTCCCTATCTGCCACGGGTGTCACCTATCTCTCTGGGGCAGACGTTGTGGTTACAAGTCGCCAAGTTGGAGTCGTATCCCTTTCCACCACCGATGTAGGACTCGCTTTCTCCCCCGTGAATTTTTCTGTGGGTAGCACCGTTCACACCGCATCAGCATTCTCCCTTGCAACCTTTCCAAACGTCACGGTGAATGTTCTGGGATCGGTGTTCAACATCCCGTCTTCCCTCCACCTCACCGATATGGCAGTTGTCAACACCGACAATTCCTATTCGGTTTTCCCGTTCCTCAGTTCGGTTACTACCGTTCCCGTATCAGCGTTCTCTGAGACGTTCTCGGTGTCCACGGCTGATACGCGCAGGAAAAGGTTGCTTGGATATTAAAAAACGGACGGAAAGTGTCCGTTTTTGTATTTTTCAGCACCTTGACATCCTTTCTTGGAATGGTAAGATGCTCCCATGAGTAATTGCTACGTGCATCCAATTGGTGGTTTGGGAAACCAGCTATTCATTATTGCTGCGGGATACGCCTATGCCAAAAAGCATGACAAGAATTTGATAATCGTTCCCGATAATTGGAATGCTGGTCAAGGTAATAGCGTCTTATCGTATAAAGATAATATCTTTCGCAATTTTGAATATGGTTCTCCACCAGTTACTAGAGATGTGATTTCTCTTCACGAGAAGAGATTCAATTACGATGAATTACCTTTTCATCATGGAAGTGTTTCTCTTCATGGATATTTCCAATCCCTCAAATATTTTGAGGAATTTAAGGATGAATTTATATCGTTATTGGACTTTGGGGATAGTAATTCAACTCCCAGTATTTATCCCATAATCAGAGTGGCGTTCCATGTAAGAAGGGGGGATTATTTGATATATCCAAATATTCATTATGTCTGTAAGACAGAATATTTCGATTATTTCCTCAACATTTTTGCCCCCGAAATGGTAAAAGGAACCAAAATTTATATGTTCACGGATTCTCCTGAACACGTTACAAAAGAATTTAATATGTTCAATTACACTTTGATTGAAACCGATTCTGATGTGAAAGAGCTTGCCATGATGAGTAAATGTGATATTATAGTGGGAAGCAATTCCACGTTCTCTTGGTGGGCATCCTTAATTGGGGGAAAGACTTGTTACTTTCCATCCAAATGGTTTGCTGATGGTGGAGAACATGGAGACATTTACAGAGAGGATATGATACTACACGATGTTTAACACCATAAATCATATTATCTTTGATAAGAAAGGAGAGATGACCAACGAATTGTTGGAAGAGTTCTCCCCTTACATGGTGACACGTTATCTGAGTTTCTATGATGACGATCTGTTGAATTATGCCAATGAGACGGTAAATAAGTATAGTCAGATTTTTGAGACTGATGAAGAACAATTTCGTTTCTTTCAGAACTTGATACCCAAGTTGAAACGGAAAAGAATTAATTATATTTCTAAAAAACGCTTGCCTTCCAAAAAAGATGAATAAATATTCTCATGACAGTAAGCATTGATAAGTTAGCACCCCAAAAATCCCACATTGATCTAAATGATCCCAACCTTCCCACAGACTTCGGTATGGATGATTATATCCTCTCCCGCCTGATGGATGATGTGATGCTTGTGGAATATTGTGACATTGCCCAAGGAACTGAACAATCGGGCGATTTTGTCCAGCGTGGTAGTCTTCTGATTCCAATTGCAAATGTGGATAAGATGTGGCGCAAGGGAAAAGTGATTTTAAAAGGACCGAATGTTCTCTTCACGGAAGTTGGAGAGATTGTGGTGTTTCCCAGCGGAATGGGAAGTGGTGTGAGTAATCTGGAAGTTAAAGGCTACGGAAAAGTGAAGAACGGACTGTTCTTGAATGAGCAACGCATGTTTGGCGTTTGTGAGATAAATGAGACTAATAAAACGGACTGAGTTACAGCGTTTGCTGAAAAGCAATATCTGTGATCTGATGATCGTCCGTAGAAGACCGGAACGCGCCCCCGGAAGACCGGAGATTCGCCAGATGCTATGCACCAATAGCAACGAGATTCTACGATCCGAAAACGGATTGAGAACCCTCCAGTATCAAGGTTCTCTGGAACCCAAGAAAATCAACGAACGTAAACATAATATCGTGGTAGCATGGGATATTTTCATGCAATCATATAGAAATATATCAATGGATATGTGCTACCTCGTTCAACAAATGCCAGCAGATGATACGTTCTGGCCGTTCTTTAATGAAAAAATATTTCCCATGAGTCCCAACGAAAAGATGCGATACATGGATATTGAATTGAACCTTGACCCCTTTCCAAAATGATTAAAATTGAAGAACATCTTAAACAATTGATTTTCCGTGAAGTGAAATTTGTGTTAAACTCCCGAACCATCAGGGAGGGTAAAATACAAATGTTCAACACCAAGCAGAATTTCGTAAAATTCAAAATCGAAGAAGGAGGGGAAGTCAAGGAATGGGAAATCTCCTATCCTTATGACATCAAGCTCACGGAGGGGGGATTTATTTTCGATTATGCCCTGAGTGCGTTTTGTCCCCGAACGGAAGAGGTGTATTGGAAAATGCGGATGCTGAACAAATCGGAAGCTTCAAAATTCTTCGATAATCATCTCTACGTGATCACGGGTTGACATTCGTTGTTGGTGGGGTATCATACCCATATGAAACAGAGGGATATAGAAAATATCCAAAGGATTTTGATGAATGAAAGTCCTTGGAATTATGGGGTAATGGACGATGATTTTGAAGAACACATGTCCAATTTTTCCGTTGAAAAGGTTCAACAAATGAAATTTGTAACTGAGTGGAATACCATGAATGTTTACTATCAGACTGAATTTGAATATGGGGAATATTACATTTTAAAAAATAATGAATTGGTCGCTTTTTATAGGTTTGATCCAAAGTCTAATTACATCCAAACGGAAATAACTTGGAATAAGCGAGGAAACAAAGGAGTTCTTAGAAAATTTTTGGCTGAATATATTATTCCTAAATATGGGATGGTTGAAAGTGGTAACAAATTATCAACGAACGCATTTAGTATGTGGGAGAATATGTATGTGGAGTATCCACAGTATGATTATCTAGTGAAATATAAAAACGGAGAAACAAAAACAATAACACACCACACACAATTCGTGTTGTATAGCAGTTCATCTTTTAATGATGACCTTGCTTTCACAACATTTATAGTAAAAGAAAAATGAATATGATAGCAATAGAATATCCAGATAAACCGACTGAAAAATACAGGGGTGGTGAAATATTCCAATACAGGGAATTCAATGGAATATACCAAGTCCATTCCAAGGGACGACAACATTGGGCATTGTGTGATACTCAATCCATGGCTAAAGTGGTGTGTGATGCATTGGAAGAATTTTATAAAAACAAATGAATAACTTAATCTTAAACTTTCCAGAGGGATTCAATCCCCGTGACAAACAAGCCAAAGCTCTTAATGCCATTGAAAAAGCATTTGAGAATGGTAAGAAATTCGTGATCGTCCATGCCGATACGGGTGTTGGTAAAACACATTTGGCAAAGACGCTTGGCAATGTATCCAAAGATGTTCCTGCCGAATTTGAAAGGATCGTCAGAAATTACAGCATCTTTGGGGAGGATGGAGCGGGATTGGTTTCAGATTTTGAACCTTTTGGCTGTTATGCCCTGACAATTACCAAATCCCTCCAAGACCAATATCAGATGACCTTCGATGATACGGGACTGTTAAAAGGCAAGAGCAATTACCAATGCGATGTGGATGACACACTATCGGTCGATGTCGCTCCCTGCATCTACGTGGCAAACCAGAAGACCGAATGCTGGAAAGCAAATCGCTGCCCTTATTACAATTCCCGTAATGACATGCTGACTTCCAAATTTGCAGCCCTGAATTACAGCATGTTTTTTTCCTTACCAAACCATCTCAAGAAGAGACAAGTGATGGTGTGTGACGAGGGATCGGAATTGGAAGAGCAATTGGTGAGTCAATTCACATGTGAGGTTGATATCCCATTCCTGATGAAAACCCAGACTTTGGTGACACCGTTCCCCAACGATGACAAGAATAAGCCCAAGGTTCTCTCATGGATAAATTCCCTGATGGAAAAAGTCGAAACGTCTTGTGAGGATTACAAGGAATGGTTCTCTTCCAATACAGCCAAGAAAGACATCATCACGTTCAATAAAAAGAAACAGGAATATACCAAACTTCAGAATCTTTTCAATTCTTTGGGATTACTCTCTGAATCATTCTATGACAGTGATTATATAATTGAGCGGGTGGAATATGGTATCCGGTTCATTCCCCTGAAAGTGGATGTCCTGTCCAAGCACCTTTTCTCCCATGCGGAGAAGGTGGTAATCATGTCCGCAACGATCATTGATCCCGATGCATATTGCAAATCTCTGGGAATCAAGGATTATGAATACCTTCATATTGGAACTGATTTCAATCCTGAGAAATCTCCAATTCATATTATGGCTAAACAAAAGTTGAATTTTCAAAATTTGAAATCCATGCTTCCAACTCTGGTGAAACAGATCAAGGGGATTCTTGAACACCATGGGGATGAAAAAGGTATCATACACACTCATACCCAATACTTGACGGATTATATTCGAGATAATGTAAAATCAGATCGTTTACTTTGTCGGGAACCGGGGGTGAATAATGAGCAGCTTTTGGAAATGCATGAGGAGTCGGAGGAACCCACTGTTCTGGTGTCTCCCTCCATGACCTATGGTGTTGACCTGAAAGGCGATCTGGCGCGGTTCCAGATCATCCTGAAGGCACCTTGGCTACCAACCAAGGATGTGCGGGTGGAGAAGCTGATGAAGCTTGATAAGGATTGGTATGGAAATCAGATGTTGAAGACACTGGTGCAAGCTTGTGGTCGCGGCGTTAGATCAAAAGATGATTATTGCGAAACATACATACTTGACGGGAGCATTTTTGATGCTATAAACAGGAACAAGAAGAAGCTGCCGAAGTTCTTTTTAGATAGATTTAATTAAAAAATGAGTAAATTAAAAACAATAATCGACAAATCGTTGGAGAACGTGTTCTGGGTTTCCCATCAGGGGAAATTCCTTGGCTCTTCCGATTACCCCCAAGAATTTGAGCAGAAATATGGGAATATCTCCTATGTGTCTTTGGCAATAGATGACTATCTTTTTGACAAGCAGCAGCTTGAGAGAATCCATGATTTCCTGAGAAAATGGAAATTCGATGTCACACAACAATACAAGATCAACGAATACAACACGGGGTATTATTACTGCGACGATCTGACGCTTATGGTTCGGGCTACATTTGGTATGCCGGAAGATAAGGTTGAGAAAGAGGATGATGAGGGGGAGGTTTTCTCGCCAAATAGTGGAGGGATCACTATTAGCTTTTCACCTCTGATTAAGAATAGAAAAAATATTGAGGAATTTTTGAAAGAATTTGTGGATGGGGAATTTCTGTTTCTCCCCACTTCTGAAAAGAACTTTTATATGATTGCTCAGACTCAGCATGGATTAACTAAGCAGAAAACGAGTTTTGCTGATATTGAAATTAAGGATGATAGATATGATCTATATTATGGAGAAGCGTTTCCAAAAGATAAAATTATGAGCTTTGTTAAGGATAAACATCCAGAAAGTTTGCTACTTTTTCATGGGGTGCCGGGGTCTGGAAAATCTAACCTGATTAAAAATCTCATCACCGAATGTGAAGATGATGTGATCTATATTCCACCCTCCATGGTATCGGTGATCTCCCAACCATCTTTCATATCATTCATGTTAGATAATCGCGGATGCATATTATTAATCGAAGATGCGGAAGAAATATTATCAGTTGATAGGAATTCGGGAACACAAAATATTTTGGGTATGACCGATGGTTTCCTCCGCGACTGTATGGGTATGCGTATCATTTGCACATTCAATTGCGATTTGAAAAAAGTTGATCCAGCCTTATTGCGTAAGGGTAGGCTCTACCTAGAATACCGTTTCGGAGAGCTTTCCATTAAAGATGGTCAGAGATTAGCTGATCATTGTAATCTTGATATTACAATTGACAAGGAAATGACACTGGCTGATATTTTCAATTATCATAAAGAAAACACTTCTACGAAGTCGTTTGAGGATCGTCCAATGGGGTTTGGGAATTTTTAATTTTGTTTCCGCCTATGGCATTTTTATTTCCCATCAAACTTTGAGAAATTCTTTTTCTTCGTTCTTCTGGAACTGGGTTACCATAGCTTGGATTATTTTCACCGCTCAATTTTAGAGATAATTTTAATCTTTCGTTGGGGTCTTCGTATCGTTTTCTCATTATTTCAGCAGTTTTTCTTTTTCCTTCTTCGGAATTAGCTCGGATTTTTTGTGATCTTCTCATATTTTCAATAGCTTCTGGAGAAGCTTTAACCCCCAATCTAGACTTTCTAATATTTTCCCTATGCTCTTCTGTGAATGGTTTCTTTTTCTTACCCTTCTTAGATAAGCTCATATTTATTCTAGCTTCAGGTGATGCTTTCTTTCCTAATTTAGCTAGTGACATTTTTTTTCTACTTTCTTCACTATATTTTCTTCCAGTATTATCTAAACCTCTAGTGCAAACATTATACCCAAGTGGAACCAAACAATTATATTTTATTATTAATTGTTCTTCTAAGTCATGTAAAAATGTTTTATTGACATCTGGTAGGTAGTATATTTCTACGTGGAAATTATTAATACCATGTTTTTTAAAAGCTTTTGAAATAACTTGGTGTTTATGGGATCGGTGTTCACTTATTCGTTTATGGATATTCATCGTTTCCCCAATATAATACTTCCCATTCACCTCATTGCGAATGATATACACCCCCGGTTTGTTCTCAAATTTATCAGTTAGTCTCATTCAATTTATCCTCTAGTATTCTTTTGATATATTCGGTCATAGTCAGACCAGATTTCTTAGCAATTTTACGAATTTGTTCCTTCATCTCGGAAGTCACATACAGTTCTATTTTTTTCTTTATTGTTTCCATACTATATTACTTAGTAAATTTTAATGATTTTTCCATGATTTTTTCATAAAAAAGTTGAGAGAAGGTTATTATATTAAGTATTATCAGACCGTGTAAAAAATGAACGATTACAATTACTTCTTTGAAAATTCCCAACTCCTCAACATGTTCGTTGCAGCGTTTGACGATGCATTCGTATATCGTTATGATGCTCGCACCCGTGTAGCAAAGGAGAAGATTGAGGTTCGATACGTCAATGGACCGAAACACCGTGTTCTCCTCGATCTGAGCGATAGAGCCAAGACACTCACCCTACCCGTGGTGACGATTGAGCAAACCTCATTGGCGCGTGATCCGTCCCGTATCCATAATAAAGGCCAATTTATTTACAGAAAACAGTTGGATTCCACGAATCGGATGGCTAAAATTCCCCAACCAATTCCCGTAAATCTTACTCTGGATGTGAACATCATCTGCTATTTCAAGGAGGATTTGGATCAGATCATTCAGAATTTCGTGGTGAATTGCAATCCATATATCATGGTTTCTTGGAAAATTCCTGAAAAATTCAACATGCCGTTCATTGATGAGATTCGTTCGGAAATTCAGTGGTCGGGAGATATTTCCTATGAAAATCCCAAGGACTTGTCTCCCGATGTGAAATGGAGAATTTCTGCTTCCACTTCTTTCACGGTCAAGGGATGGTTGTTCAAGGATTACAATCAGACCCAAGCACCAATCTATGTAATCAATGCTGACTTTCATGCGCTTCCGTTTAGCAGCCGCTTCTGTGATTACAATCTCTTTGATGCGATCAGTGCTGAAGGAGTGGTGACGGATAGCGTATCAATCAGTGCATATCCAGAATTCACCAATTATTTCATCAACGGTATTCACCAAGGGGATTCTCTGGTTGTCACGGAATTGAATGACAGGAACTTCCAATTCTATGGTAAGCGATTTGGATATAATAACACTTGGTATCTATCAGGTGCTTATAATATTCCCGAATTGGTATATACGGAGATTGACACTGCCAAGTTCCCCACCATTTCCGCATACCAGTTACCAGAGAATGTGATTACCACAGTGAATGATAATATTGTCACGGTGTCGCTAAGTTCCAATTATTTTAGTAATTTGTCAGGAAATATGGTTTTTGTGACAGCTAATGATGCGGGATGGGTTGCATCCTATTAAAAAAAACAATTCAACTAAATAATATCATGACTACGAAAGATCAATTTGCAATTTCAAATCTTATAACAGAGATGTATTCAGAACAATCAGGTATTGTTAAATTGGAGCAAGATGAATTTGGAAATCTTTCGACCAGAACACCAGACGGTGAATTGGAAATGTTAATGGGATATTCTAGCGGTGGAGAACCAGTAACTTTCAAATTTCCAATGAGTGAGTATCAACAACAATATTTTTCCAATGCTTTGTATGATGCAATTGAGACTGGTATGTTACCATCGTCCACGACAGCAGTTCAATTACCAGATGGTTCCACTTTTGAAATACCTAAATAGATTTCATTGAATAATTGAAGATTCCGCTTAAATAATAAGTATGGCGGGTATCGGCAGTTCAACAACACCATCTTCAAACAAACAATACCAAGGAACGGATGGTAAAGGTTCCACATTTGATAGGAACATGCAATCCTATTTGAAGAATCGCGGGAATTTCATTGAGAAGACTCCTGACGAAGCGAAGAATACAAAATATAAATATTTCCAAAAGATTGGTTTACGCAGACCGGAAGCGATTGCTAGAAATTCCGTAGCTCTCAATAACGACTGGAACAACACTGCATTTTCCGCAATTTACCAAGACAAGTCCTTTACGGATTTGATGTATTCCCAAGCTTCGGAGGAAAAACCGGGGCGTTTGCGGGACTACCGCATGATTGCCGCTTACTCTGAAGTGGCGGATGCCATGGATGAGATTTGCGATGAGACGATCAATGTGGATGAGAACGGAGAGATTGTAACTCTAGAAATCCGTAATACTGATCTGGAATCGGAAAAGAAAGAGGAGATTGAGAAGGAATTCTCCCGTTTCGTTGCCATGATGGAACTGGAAGACAATGGTTGGAATTATTTCCGCCAATTTCTTATTGAAGGCGAACTGTTCTTTGAATTGATTCTAAAAGATGATTATATCAAACAAGGGGTAGTTGCCATCAAAAACCTCCCTGCTGAACAATTTGATCCTGTATATGACAACATTCAGACGATGTTGGTGAAAGCGTTCATTTACAAGAAGCCAATCTTCTCTTCGGTGGATAATAAAAAGGTAGAACGCTATGAATACATTCCCTTTGAACAAAACCAAGTCCTCTATGTGAACAGTGGGCAATATAATGAAACCAAGGATTTTATCATTCCTTTCATTGAGAATTGCCGTAGAGCTTACAGACAGCTTTCCATGATTGAGGATTCCGTGGTGATCCACAGAATGGTTCATGCGCCCCTCCGCTTCCTCTTCAACGTGGATGTGGGAAGATTGCCCGTCCCCGCAGCAGAAGCCTACCTACGCAAGCTACAGAGCCAATACTGGTCAACCAAGACGTTTGACATGGATCAGGGAGATATTGTCAAGAAATACGCACCTCAATCCACGCTTGATTCATTCTGGTTTGCCAAGAGACAAGGACAAGAGGCAACTACAGTTGAAACATTTGGGGGTCAAATGTCGGATGGTAATATGGAACCTCTTGATTGGTTCATCAAGAAATTATATCGTTCTCTCAAGACTCCAACTTCTCGTTTGAATAATGAAACGGGTTATAATGATGGAACGGAGATGCTTCGGGAAGAACTGAAGTTTGCCAAGATGATCATTCGTCAACAACAACGCTTTGCCCAAGGTATCAAGAGAGCGTTTATCACACACCTCAAGTTCAAGGACATGTTCGATGATTGGGATTTGTTCGATGACAATATCCGCGTGGAATTCAATGTTCCCACCAATTTCTATGATATGCGGGAGAGCCAGAAGCTCAATCTTAAGATTGAGACTTTCAATAACATTACGGGTAATGAAATGGTATCCACGATTTATGCCATGAAGAAATATCTGGATTGGAGAGATTCCGATATCCTTGCCAACCTACATTTCAAGAAGGTGGAAGCGGAACACATGTTTGAAATCGAACAAATAAAAACACTCGGACCCAACTACAAAGAGTTATTAGCTCAACAAGCTGGAGGCGAAGCTGGTGGTGATATGGGAGCCATGGGAGGATCAAGTGGAGGTGGTGGGATGCCTCCAGATTTTGGAGGCTCTGGCGCAGCTATAACTGATTCAGAAGCTCCAAATGTCGAAGCTCCACTCGATCAAGCAGAAACGCCGGAAGCTCCGTCCAATGAACCAGAGATGGGTGTCTAAATTTTAAATTAGCTCTCTTACTGTCGTTAAGAGACTCTGGTATTGTTTGGAGATTTCCATGGTGATGATAACCTCCTTTGGTTAGAGGTAAGATATGATCAACATTATATTTGATACCTAGACAATCTTCCAGCCTGATTCGCATATCAACATATGTTTTTTCAATGTTTTGATCGTGATTAGGATGTGTTGCGTTCTTTTTTAACGCTCGTCTTTTACTATTTCTCAATAATACCTTATCCCAATTATTTTTATCCCAATTATTCTTTTTAATATTTAATTGTTCTTTATTATTTTTATAATATTCAGAAAATTTTTTGTTGTGGCAAGCTTCACAATAAGACGATCTATTTTTAAATTTTTTATGTAATATACAAAAGCTATCAATTGGGGAAATTTGATCGCATGAGTAACATTTTTTATTACCACTCATTTCTAATTTTACATTTTCTATTTGTAATGCCTTGTCCCATAAAAATTCTGGAGTGTCCCCCCAATATTTTAATATGGGATTATCGTGCTTAATTAATTTATTGGCTATTCCCTCGAATGATTTTGGTATAACTTGAATATTTTGGTGATGATGATAACCTCCTTTATTCATTGGGATTATTTTATGTAATATAAATTTAACACCTAAACATTTTTGCAATCTAATTTTCATTTCTATTAAAACAGCTTCTATCTTCGGATCATGTTGTTCGTGATAAGCATCGTTTTTAATTGCATTCGTCTTATAAGAACCCAATTGTCTAATCACCGGATTCTTCAATTTATAATTTTTAGAACGGAGTAATTCCTTTTCCAAATTCTTTTCTCTATATATTTTACCTCTCTCTATACAAAGCTCACGGTTTTCTTCTCTGTATTTTACCATATAAGCATCATGACGATCTTTATTTTTCAATCTCCATTCACGTTTTCGTTCTTTCCCACATTCAATACATTCATATTGCAAACCATCAGGACTTTTGGAAGATTTTGTAAATAAATTTAATGATAACTCACTTTTACATCTAGTGCATTCCTTCGTATTCATATTAATATTTAACTAAACGGATCAAACTGGAAAGAAAAAATTGTGATAAATCACCATCAAATTAAATATTATCATGACTTCCCACGACTTCAAAAATCTAGCACTATTATATGAAAGTATGGAAAACCATACCATGTCTCTGAACGATATTTATGGTGATATTGAATATGATGTTCCTGAAAACGAGGCACTTTATAGTGCTGTTGACCCCGAAATAGGGGATATCCAAATTCCGATCAAAACACTATCACCAGATCAATTGTTGAAATTGACGACATATAAAGATGATACCACGGTATTTCAAGCATATAAAGATTTTGCTGATAGGGATCAGAAGCAAATCGTAAATCATTACAAGAAAAATTTAAATGAATTACACGATAACCCAATCGTCATTAATAATAACACGGCTTTGGATGGGTATCATCGAATTATTGCAGCTATTTTGATGAAACAATCTTTGAAAGTATTGGATGTGTCGGATATACAGTAGTTTAATTTAAAGGAATGCCATAAGTCTTGGCATATTCTTTCGATTTCTGGTCAAAAGGATAAATTGTCCCATGCCACAGGAAATCGTTTCCCGAATCGATTGCCCCCAAAGGACGGACTTTCACAATCCACTCGCCCATATATTCGCCTTTGGAGTTTTTAAATTTTAATTTACCAGAAAACTGTGAAAATACATCGGTTGAATCCTCCCATCTACGCATGTAATCATCAAGTTGATGTTCGTCTTCCACGAAATTTTTCCAATTTAATCTAAGCAATTCTTCTGATGATGTTGCACACAGATTACAATATGCTTCATTCACCATAATATTAAGACCTTTGGAGGTAACTCTAAACGATGGTTTGGGATTGAGCCAAAACATAGCCTCTATTTCAGCTTTGATTATTTTCACAGAATCCCGCATGGAACCCCCACCATTCGGGGATATTTCATATTCAACATTTTTTAAACGATCATCAATATTTGACACAGTTCCTTGAATATTTTTTAAAGATTCTGGTATGGAATTCCGAGATTTAATATATTCCTGACGTTCCTTATATTTTTCGACAATAAAAGTCCTGAGTTGTTTCCAAGTCAATATAATGGCACCAATCGCCCCTAGAATAATTTTTATAAAATTGGCGTGTTGTTGAACAAAATCGTAAAAATCCATAATATTATTTATGAAAGTTAATCACAAAAGCTCACACAGTTGAACGCGGAATTATAATAATATTTTGTTCCATTGTTTTCTTCAGCATTCCAACCCGAATCAGTGGGTCTATCACAGTCATAGAAGTAGAATTGACTCCCATTATTGGACGATGGGTGGATGTAAGTGGTGTCCTGCCCCCAGAGGATGAAATCGTTGGCAGATAGGTAATAATACGCGGAACCGTTGTTGGTATTAGCATTCCAACCTGAAACGGTGGGGATGCCGCAGGATAATTCGTAATAAATGGAACCGTTGTTTGATTCAAAGGACATAATAATACTTAACAGATTAAATAAGATTATGAGCTTATGCCAAGTTGAACCAATTTCCGCTTTCATGTCCACCAATCTCAATTCCAAGATTGAGTGTTACCAGCGTTTGGGAGAGAGGATTCTGAGAACCTTGGGACATCCCATGATTAATGTGGAGTTACATTACGATCAGTTACACGAAGCCATATCAATGGCGGTTGACTTCTATACAGTATATAGTGGTTACACTAAAGAATATCTTATTTTTGACAGCCGATTGTATGAGGGTAACAAAGGCTTACGATTGGATCATCTTTTCACAGTTGCCAATTCGGGATACACACCATCGGAAAAGCTCAATGATAAGAGAACCGGACCACAACCGGATTATGAAGTGACTCTCCCAACTCCTTTATATGTTTCCCTTTCCACAATTCCCAGCGCATATTTCACAGCTTCTTCAGCATTAAGCGGAGTGGTTCCTTCCGATGGCATTACTTCCATGCAAATTATTGACCAAACTACTTACGATCTTCTAGTGGGATTCAATGCTGGTTTGAGTGTGCTGTTCCAACAATCCTATCAAAAACCGTTCACGATACAGTGTGAACAACAGGATGATGTGAACACATTCAATAATATGTTTGATTATGATGTCATGGATTACCGCAAAGTAGTTGATGTTATTTCTTTTGAGGAAGGTTCTTCCACAGGTGTAAACACATTGTTTTCCGTGGAACAAACCATGGCTCAACAAAGTTATCACGCTTATTCGCTGGGTAACTATGGATTTGATATTCTATCTTGGCACACCGTCAAGGATTGGATTGATACCCGCGAAAAAATGTTTGCTACTCGTCGGGACATCTATTTTGATGCAAGAACACAATATCTCCGTTTAATACCTCAACCGAAAAACACTCAATTTTTTGGCTTGCTCACTTGCTACGTGGAAAAACCTTTAAGAGATTTGATCAAGGAGAAGTGGATTTTGGAATACGCCACCGCCATGTCTAAGATCATGTGGGGACGGATACTCACTAAGATATCCGGTGTTACTTTACCCGGAGGTGGTTCCATTGATGGTTCCAGCATTCTTTCGGAAGGATTGGAAGCGAAAAAAGAATTGGAACAATTCTTAATTGAAGGTGGATTCTCAACGGACCCTCCCTTGATGCTCGTGATGTGAGATACCTTATTAAGTATTGTTGTGTTTATTCGTGGATCAGGGGCGGGCAATGAGGCGAAAAGGAACGACGAATCGTTCTACCGTGGAATTGTGGTCAAGAACAACGATCCCCTGAAAATGAATCGGGTTAAGATATTCATTCCCGAATTATCCAACCAACCTTTTGAGGAATGGTTTGAGAAATATGAGGAAATGAATATTCAAAGACCCGGACTCAACAACCCCGAAGACACTTGGGTTGATATCAAGATTTACGAAGAGATTTCCAAACACATTCCATGGGCGGAACCGTGTTATCCTCTGATGGGAGAATCCGGTAATGGACGATACTTCAAACAGGATGGGGATGGTTTGGCTGTTATAACGGACAGTAACTATTCGGAGACTTACGAAAATAATAATACTGAAGTCCCAACTTTAAGCGGGGGATCGTTCTCCCCTTCATTTTTATATGAAAACATGGATACCATGGTATCCGATGCGTTTGCCAATCCTCTTGATGTTTTCGCTGTCAAATGCAATCCCTATGCTTTTGGATATAAATCGAATAATTTCACAAACAAATCCAAGGGAATGTTCGGTATTCCCGAAGTGGGTTCCAAGGTTTGGGTGTTCCATTATCTGGGAGATTTAAACTTTCCCATTTACTTTGGAGTGTCGCAGGATTTCCGTGGACTGACACTGATAAATAGAACCGACAATGATAATAAAATTTCCCCTTATTATCCAAACGATTTTGAGAATTGATTATGGCCGATAAAATTTACAGAAATAGGACGATACTAAACCAAAGGGGTGGCTCTTTGGTGATTACAAACACAACCGATCAGGAGAGCATTCAGCTTTCCCAAAGATCGGGAAGCAATGTTCTGATGAACAATCTGGTCAATTCAGAACTTGCCACTAACAACAAGCAAACCCATGTCATCAATGATAATTTTGAGACTGTTCTGAATGATGATAATAAATTCGTAAAAGGCGTTCAGACCAATCGTGTGGGAAATACCAGATATGATTTCAAGGGGTTCCTGAAAGACGAGGAATTTGATGCTTACCAGCAATGGAAAGACACTTTTAATTCGGTGGCATTGGTAAATTCCAAATTCAAAATCAAACGGGGAGGAGTATCCGGCCCGAATGGTGTGGATACTGATTTGGAAGGAGAACGTGCGGACAATCCGGTGATCGGTTCCAAGGTCTATGTTGTCGAGAATAAGTTCGGGGGGTATATAAAATTACCCCGAAGATTATCATCTACAGATGAAGTTACTGATTATTCCCCCGTTCCTGACCGTGGCAAGACCAAACCAGCGGAAGAAAAAGATATAAAAGAGGAGGATATTTCCAAGAGTGCGGGAGAGCAAGGATCGAAAGCTCCCGGTGTTTTGGAATTTGGAGCAAATAAATCAGCAGCTACGGAGAACGGGGAATGGGAGCCGGAAGAGGATGCCCAAAACATTGCTGATGCTGTATTGGCAATTCAGGAAGAACTCACTCCCATTGAAGAGAAGATGGGTGATGGGGGGGATGAACATATCATCGTCAAGAGAAACAAAATTGAAACGGTGGGAGCGATTTTCAATGATTACCCATCGGTTCGCATTGATGAAAAAGGGAGAAGTCAACCATTTGAAATGTTGGTTGGTGATACGGGTGTATATAAAAACCATGATTACATTCCCCATGTGGAAGAAATAGATAATTCTTCCAATTTCCCTTGTGGACAGGACACTAAGATTGTGGGCAATTCCTACAACCGTATCGTCGGTTCCGGTGGCATTTCCCTGAAGACCACGGGAGCCACCGAATTGGGGGGAGCCACTTTAAAAGCCGGATTCAAAAAAATAAATATTAATGCTTCCCATGGTGTCCACATTGGATCGGAGAACGCAATTGAATTGCAATCCATGAAAACCATCGTTCTCCGCACGAACAGGCAGGTTTATATCGAATCATCCCTTGGAGTTAAAAATAACTTAATTGTGGGGGGTGGTCTTGCCGTGGAGGGTCAGACATACCTCCAAGGCGTTACTGCCCCGCTGGAGGTGCAGCAGACGGAAAATACGCTGGTTTCCGGCAGGTTCGCCACAACCACTGATCGCAGCTTGTATATTGGGGACTGCGAAATTGCAGGAGAGTATTATCCCGTGTATGCCAGAGCCGCCGATGACCTGATTGTGACGTATCCCCATAGCCACCACTTCAACAACCTACCGTTGAAACTTATGGAAGCCAATGAGGACGTTCGGAAGGATGCCCACAAGAACGGTATCAATGTCCACAATTCGATTGCCCAAGCGTATCCTCAGATGCATGAGAAGAAGAAACCGCAAAAGGGCTAACCTTCACAGGACTTACAATTCATGATCGATCTCGCCAAATCTTGGGAAGGATTTGAACTGCGACTGTAATATAAAGATTTAATCCCCTGTTCCCAAGCGAAGATCATAAGCTGATTAATTTCCTTTGGTTTGGTTCCCGCTGGAATCATTAGGTTTAGCGATTGTCCTTGATCTAGATATTGACCCCGTTGAGCAGCATGAACAACGATTTCTCGTTGGGAAATTTCTGCAAACGTCTTAAACACATCTTTCTCTTCTTGGGTTAAGAAATCTAGATGTTGAACACTCCCCCCATGCGCCAAAATATCTTTCCAAACATCCTTGGTATTTTTATCTTTAGATTTCAATAATTCAATGAGATGTGGATTTTTATATGTGAATTTACCTTTTGCCAAATTCTTTACAAAGTAGTTGGAATTGAGAGGTTCGATGGATGGAGAGACTTGCCCCAAAATAAAACTGCTTGAAGTTGTTGGAGCCACAGCCAACGTTGTAGTATTCCGTCTTCCATATCCTTTTAGGACTTCCGGTTCCCCGAACATTTGAGCCAATTCTTCCGTTGCCTTATCAGCACGTTCACGAATCTTGGAAAAGATTTCAATATTCTCGAAATGTGCATCCATACTTTCCCAAGCGATCATCTTGGATTGGAGGTAATTGTGATAACCCAGAACTCCCATACCTAATGCCCGATGATTCTTGGCAAATCTATGAGCAGCTTCCATCAATCTAATATCTGCGGTTTTTTCGATGAATTCGCTCATCACAGCGTCAAGGAACATAATCAGCGTTTCGACAGCATCAGTATCTTTGATTTCATCCCACCAAAGCAGGTTCAACGACGATAAACAGCACACGAACGATTCTTCTCTGGTTGAAGGGAGAAAAATTTCAGTACACATGTTGGAACTATTGATTTTATAATCTTTATCTTTATAAACTTGTGGTTTCTGATTGTTTGCATTATCAGTGAAAAATACATACGGATAACCAGTTTCAGAACGTTTTTTGATAACAGCAGACCATCTACGTCTTTTTTCCTTATCACCTTCAACCATTGATTGCATCCATTCATCAGAAACACATACACCAATTGACATTTCTTGGATGGTATTACCTTCCGATCTAATTTTGATAAATTCATCAAAGTCATCATGATCAATTGGTAAATATGCAGCAAAGTGTCCTCTACGTGCGCTTCCTTGACTAACGATACTTGTTACAGTATCAAATAATTCCATACAACGCGCTGCACCTTCAGCAATTCCACCACCAGTGATTTTAGAACCGCGAGGACGAATATCCCCAAAATAACCAGAACATCCCCCACCAACTTTCGTCATCATCCCCACTTCTGCTTGTTTGAAGAGGAAATCTTCAATACTATCAGAAACGTGTGAATTGAAACATGAAATACCCAATCCACGTTTATTCCCAAAATTCATCCAAACGGGAGTTGCCAAACTATAATAACCCTTGGACATATAATCCTCGAATTTATCGGAAAATCCATCAACACCCAAGATTTTTTCGGCGGCATCAGCAATCTCTTTAATTCTCTCCAAAGGAGTCTGCCCCTCTTTCAAATATCCCTTCTCCAAAAATTTAACGGAGTCTTCGTTCAACCAATAGTATTTTTCTCTTGTCATATATTAAAATAGTTCATCTTCCTCATAACACTGCCCCTTTTTAGAATATTCCACACTTTTTGAATGGAAAAAATCTGTCATATTGGAACCCATCAATTCTTCTTCAAACCATGATGTTTCATCCAATAATACTTCATCAATATCAAAAACTTTTTTAAATCCAATCTGAACCAGAGATTCGTTGATCCTGTTTTTGATGAATTCCTTGAGAATTGGAGCAGTCAGTCCCTTTTCATCAATACCATTCACCATCCAGTCGATGATCTTCGATTCCGATATGAAAGCTTGTTCTGCTTCCTGTAAAATCTTGGTTTCCAATTCCTCATCAAAAAGCTCCGGTAGTTCCTCCCTAATGGTATTGATAATCTTAACACCTACCAACGCATGAATCATTTCTTCATTGCGGGTGTATCGAACCTGTTGATCAGTGTCTTTCAGGACACTCTTGTTCCGTCCGAACCAATTGATCACATAGAATTGAGAAAACAAGGATACGTTTTCCACAAACAATGTGAAAAGAATCAGGGCATAAAGATATTGTTTCTTGGAATCCTTATAGAAACGATGGGTATATTTTTTGAGATATTTCACTCTTCCCTGAATCCATTCCAATTTAAGGTTCTCTTCAAAAACATCCTCCATATCCAATACGGACAGGAGACGTTCGTATGCATTATTGTGGATCACCTCAACATTTGCCATCACAAATCCTAGATCAGACAAGGATGGGTGGGGGAGGTTGTCCCCAAGCTTTGCCCAAAATGTCTTTACCGCAACCTCAATCTGTCCAATGGCAGACAAGGTTCTCACAATGATTTCCCGTTCCTGATCCGTGAGTTGTGTCTTGAATTGATGAAGATCGCTTTTGAAAGAGAATTCCTTGTCAGTCCAAAAACCATTGTGCATTGCTTCAATGAATTTTTCTGTCCACGGGTATTTGTTTGGTTTCCTGCTTATCTGTTCGTCAAAAATGCTCATATCGCCTGATTATTTATTCCCCACTTTCGTTGTTTCTCTTTCTTGATTTTGGTTGTTCGCCACGCTAAATACTGGCATAGCTTTTCCAAAAATCAAGCCTTAAACGATCTCATCAACGATTCCGTATTGGAGGCATTCCTCTGCATTGAGCCAGATGTCCCGCTTCAAAAGTTCATCCAATTTCTTCATGGGAAGCTTGGTATTCTTTTTATAGAAATCTTTCAAAAGTTTCATCAGATTGGTGCAATTGAAAATCTCATCCTCCATCTCTGAGAACTTACCATACACACCGGAACTCAATTGGTGGATCAAAAGATGAGCATGTTGTCCCATGTATCTCTTGCTACCAATGGCGGAAACCAAGGTTCCTGCACTTGCCACACTACCATCAATGTGGGTATGGACTTTGGATTTCAGTCTGCGGATGGTATCCACGGTGGAGAATGCTGCAAAGATACTACCACCAAAGGTATTCAGGTGAAGATGGATGGTGGATTCATACGCACCGTCTAAAGCAAGTTCCATGCTTTGAAGCTTCAAATCTGTTTCTAAAAGAACCCTATTCAATTCTAACATCGCCCCCTCATTAACATCAGCATAAAATAAAATTTTATTATTGATGACTCTAATACCTTGAGGATATTGAGTTTCTTCATTATCAGAAGAATTTATGATAATCTGGGGCATTTGGAATGCATTCATGTTCTCCTTCTCCTCTTCGTTTCGGTAACGCCACTTCATGTATAATACTTAACACAGAAATCGGGGTTCGCAATCTAAATACTAATGTGGATCAAGAATTAAAAAACATCTATTCCGATATTATTTTGGAATACCAATCGGGTTTCAATCCTCCCCAAAGGGTTCCCAAGCAAGCGGTTCCCGATGAAGCTGGGGGTAAATTATCATATGGTAAGATTAAAATGGGAATGGTCAACACTCCAGTAACTACCAATGTCTATGGGGAACAGGAGGAGGAAGCTGAAGGTATTTTAAAAATTATTCAGGATGTGGAATCGGAATATCGGGGGGATTCTCCCATAAATAATGCCGTGAGATTGGCATTCGGCAAATTAAAGGAAAAATTGGCATGAACAAGGATCAGGAAATATTGGAAGAGATGGTGAGGGAAATTATCGAGGAAATTGCCAAACATGGTAAGACCCGCAAGTTATATGAGCTTTTGGATGATGCCGTGAAAAAAGGATTTGTGAAATACGTCGAGAAAAATGGGAAGATTATGGTGAAGTCCCTGAAAGATGATCGCCAATATCTAGCTCATCTTGGGGAAGTTGCAGTTGATCCCGTTTTTCGTTTTCTGAAAAAGCTTGGATATAATTGATTTATTGAAGATTTTTATTGTTTATGGAGATTTTTTTATCTTCTTTAGATTTTAGAAGATTTTCTATACCCCATAACGGGCGAAGATTTACATAATTAAAACATTTGAATTGTTCTTCAGGGATGGATAAATCAAAAGAACAACAAGGAATAATGTGATCAATATGCCACTCACCATAATTATCCCATGACATATTTTCTTGAAATTGATTTTGAAGATGCAGCTTAAAAAAATCTACATCACAACCAAGTAATTCTATTGTCGATTTCGACTTACATTTCCCATGTAAAGCTCTTCTAATTCTTATTCTTAAACGTTCAGATAAAACATGGTTTATATTATGTTTTCCTCTGCTGTGATACCATTTATTGATATTTCTCCTCTGAGAACCAGATTCTTTTCGCTGTTTATATACAGCATCCCAATTATTTTTCCGCCACTCTTGATTTCTTTCATATACCTTTTTTCTATTTTTTTCAGTATATCTTCTTTGGCTTTCTAAGTCTTTTTGTTTATATTCTGGATTGTTTCGATAAAAGGTTTTCGATTCCTTATCATATTTTCTTTTAATTTCCAATTGTTCGGGAGTCATGTCTTTTCGTGGTAGATTCCACCATAATGATACTCCTTCTGGGAATTTTGGTCGTTGTATTTCGATATCATCTTGCATAATCATATTTAACATGATTATGACAATATGCAACAACTACCGATTCACTGCTTCGTGGTGCATTGCATCGTATCCCCAAAAAGCACCAGCGGCAATCCACCCCTCACGGGCAAAGCATTCCATAATCTCCAATGGCATATCTGATTTCATTGGCCAGCTATCGCGGAAAGTATTATCATCGGCATCCAAATCAATGGCAGCACCATAGGCATGTAGAGAATAAGAAGAACCTCCACGCTTCAAGCGGAAATTGAAAACGCCCCCATAATCTTCAGCTTCATCTTTAATATCTGGATATTTTGGAATTATATCCTTAATGTTGTTCAATACCCTCAAAAGAGAATCCACACATTTCTTATTAACACGGGTTTTAGTAACCAATTTACCACCATAATACATTGGGTATGGAAAGTTGATCATTACGAGATTTGATTCGTCTCCGGGTTTTCCGTAAAATTTAGTTAAGGATGCTTGATCACTTTTTGGCCATGGGTTGTTCTTAGGCATCAGAGAGCGTAGATATGTTTTACATGCGGCTTGTGATTTCGGACCCCAAAATCCATCAACAGTTGTTCCGATTTTTTTCTGCATTTTTTTAATTTCATCGCTATTCATAAAAATACTTAGTCCAATCCATATTTTTCAAATCTCTTTCTCCAGATAAAATAAGAACCCGCAACAACAGCAGAATAAATCGTCCATCTCATGGGAAGAGATACCCCAGCCTCTTTCATCAATTCTAAAAACATCCAGTTGGATTCCTTCCAAGTGAATTTGTCGTTGAATGGAGAGAAGCACCAATCATGAATCAGAGCCGCTGGAAAAGCTCCTCCAAATGGCCCGACAATTGGCCAAGCGAATTTCGGGGAACTGATCCCATCAGTGATGAATCCTTTCTTTACGGTGATGAGATGATTCTTATAAAAACAGCGAAAATTCTCCCCCAACTCAAATTTTCGGGTTCCTTTATGGATACCCAAATCTTTCAGATATATCGTATCAGGAAAGGTGTTTTTATTAACGGTGGTCATAATAATATTTAGCTTGACATTGGGAAATATTTTATTATAGTGATGGAAATGAAAGCAGAACTAATGAATTATTTTGGAGACGATTTAATGATCGTCAATGCGGCTAGAGTTTCTTTTGGGAAAAATAAAAATATTTTGGATGAGAAAGATGAAAAGCTGATCAAGTATTTAGTGGAGCATAAACACACAGCACCTTTTCGACATCCCCAATTACAATTCAGAATTGAATGTCCTATCTTTGTGGAACGACAGCTTTTCAAACATCAGGTAGGATTATCAGCCAACAGTATTAGTGGTAGATATGTGGATTTCTCCGATAATTATTATCATGTTGAGGAGCTTAGACAACAATCGTCTTCGTCCAAACAAGGGAGTGATGGGTTGTTGAATAGACCGGATTTGATTAGCCAAATGGATCATCATATTACATTGGGTAAGAAATTGTATAAGGAATTGTGTGATGCTGGTGTTGCCAAAGAACAAGCTAGAGTTATCCTGCCGCTTTGTTTGGAGACGCAATTTATCTGGACTGGATCGTTGTTGGCATTCATTCATATGTGGAAATTGCGGTTGAAAAGTGACACCCAACAAGAAACAAGAGAAATTGCCCAACAGATGTTTGATCTTGTTAAAAACATCGAGGGGAACCCGTTTGAACACACTTTAAACGCTTGGGGATATTAATATGATTACAATATTAGCAGGATCAAGAGAGGGTGTCCATTACGATGATATCCTAAAAGCCATGGAAACCTGCCCATGGTCGCCCACAGAAGTCGTGTCAGGCAAAGCCCGTGGGGTTGATACTATGGGAGAACAGTGGGCAATGGAAAATAATATTCCAATTAAAGAATTTCCTGCCGATTGGAAAAATCTAGGGAGGTCTGCTGGATATCGTAGAAATGAACAAATGGGAGATTATGCCGATGCTCTCATAGCTGTGTGGGATGGCTCAAGTAGAGGAACTGCACACATGATCAAATATGCCAAAGAAAAAGGTTTGAAAGTGTTTGTCCATGATTTAAGTAAAATCAATGAATACAAATTTCAAGATTGGATATAAAGTTCAAGACCCGAAATGGGGGATGTGTGAGATTGGAAGTGAGGGTTCTATGATTGAAAGTGGGGAGATTGCTTATGTGGCAATTCCTCTTGAAGAAAGATATAAAGGTTGGGGTAAATTTTGTTTACTTGAAAAAGATTTGGAACTCATTAAATAATTTCGTTATGATTAAAATTCTAAAAAATAATAGTGTTCAATTGTGCTGCAAAGGAAAAAGTTGCCCTATCGTTACTGAACTTGCTGATGGAATGGTGGAGATTGTGGATGATAACGGCAATCGTATCGTAGTCCGCAAGGAAGAAGCCCTCTTGATTTCCGATGGGGTGAAAACGATTGATAGTCAGAAATTGATCCTTGGATGAGCCTTTGGTTTCAATCATTTGTTTTAATTGGCTGTTGTTTGATCCTGAAATACGGATCAATCCTTGAGCCTATTCGTGTCTTTCTCAGACAATGGGAATTCTTTGAAAAGCTTCTCAAGTGCTGTATGTGTATGGGCTTTTGGGTGGGAGTATTCTTTGGAATATTCTGGTCTGCCCACATTTGGGAGATTCCGCTTTGGGGATTCTACGCATCTGTAATCTGCTGGTTTGCAGACTATCTGACGATGGTGCTTGACAAATATCTGGATGATGGTAAAGTGGAGGATGAAGAAATTACCAAATAATTTTCATCAGAAAACGATTGAAGAAAAATCACAGTATTTTCATTCTTTATCTGACAAAGATGTGTATGATTTATCACCATCTATGTCTTTTATATTTTATAAAACCAATAACATCGAGGGATGTTTATATGATGGATGGTATTATGATAAGGTTGTAATTAATAAAAATGCCTCAACATATCAACAAAAATTAATTTGTAAGGTAGTGGAAAAATATTATGGGTTTTTGAAATGGGATGACATATTGGGATCGCAAAAAATAGTTAATCACATTAAAACATTATGAATAAAAAACATCCACATTATAAGGCAACTGTTGTGAGATACAGAGGGATCGGTGGCGGATTTAAAATTAAATGCAAAGACGGATCATTGTCTGATGAAACATACGGAACTAGGAAAGGTGCGGAGAAAATGATCAACGGAACATTTGGAAGTGCTGGAGGTATTAGATGAAAACAAAGGAAGAGCTTTTAGAGGAATGGAAAGATGATGATAATGTGGAAGGTGAATGAGTGTAAGAATGCTGGATTAAAAACTAGATTATTATAAAGTGATTAAATAATCAAATGGAAAGCTTCAAGACATTTTACGAAAAATTTGTAAACGGGGAACTCCCCCCAACCAACCGTAGGCGTAGGATGCTTCTGGAGGCGCAATACACTTACCCATCCACCGGAGATAAGGCGATAATGGATTTATATGCCTTATATGCCCTGTGGTGGGAGCTTGGAGGGGGTAAGGCTTCTTATGGCTACGAAGACACCAACGTTCGCAATTATAAGGTCAGGGAAAAGGTTGACCGCTATTTTGAGGAAGCTCTGGTGGTTATTTCCAATACCCTTTTGGAAGAATCCAAGGAAGCCATTGCAGATGAAGCTGAAAATATCTTCGACGAATACCTAATCCCCTCTCAAGTGGTGGTGGATTGGTTTAAGGAAAATGATATGATGCCAAAATTGGCAAAAGCTTATAATGGCGGTAAAGGGGGAATTTGGTTCTCCGTGTTTGATTATGGGGATACCCTTGATATATTATCCGCGCCATTTTGGGAACAATATGCAAATCTTTATGGTGGGGATAAATGGGTGACTATTACGGAAACCACCCGCCAACTGGATAATGCTATTCGTAGGGAGAAGGTTCAAAATCTTATGAACGCCTTTGTCAAATTCATGGACTTGGAACACAATACTGGAAGTCTTTATTCCAAACTTAAAAGAATGAAAGTATCCAAGGAAACACTTGATCTTCGGGCGGGGTTCCGTTCAGCGGAGGATTTTAAACCGCATGTCAGTCCCCAAGTGGCGAAGCTGATTGGGCTTGTGAGATAATTAATTCAATGAATGAAAATATGTAACCCATTCATTGAATTGGTTCCCCTTCAAAATACCGGAAGCAATTGTTTTCATTTCCTCTTCATTCGGTTCCCTACCAGCATTCAATTCTTCTAGAACATATTCTTGCAAGGCTGCTGTGATATCCTTGAATTTGGATTTATCCTTGACAAGAATTGGAAACCATTGCATTAATTTATCACCACTGAAATATTGTTTCAGAAGTTTTCTGGTGTCATCTTCCGATCCTCCAATGTTGGAAACCTTCTCTTCCGCCCTTTTGATCTTCTCCCAAAATTCCTGTTTATTGAAAAGACCAGAACCACGGGATGCTTCATCACAGTAACCAACTGCTTTGATGGTTTCCCATGATGGATTCTGAATCAGCTTGGTGAGAGTCTTGATATTCAATTTATCTAAATTGTGAACAAGCATATGTTTATCAACTGCTGCCAATATGTTCTTTTTATCTTGGGGGGATAATTCCGCAAAACGCAATCTTTTGAAAATTTCCTCAACAATGGGAACTCCCGCCGATTCGTGTCCATGATAATTACTGAAACCATTATCTTTCTTTCCTCTGGTAGTGGCTTTCCCGAAGTCATGGAAGAGAACTGCCAGATTGATCACAGGGTCTTTGTATGGTGATGCCTTTAGACATTCATAGATGTGTCCCAGAACTTGGGAATCCCCTTCGGGGTGGTGTTGTGGGTCGTGATCATATCCTTCCATCGTGGTAAATTCGGGAAGGATATCATGGAGGATTTTGGTGTCCTGTAATTTCTTTAGGAAATTCGCAAGCGTTTGTCCCGTTTTGGCGGATTTGAAAAATTCCTTGGAAATGCTTTCTTGGGAAATTGCCTTGGGGTCTTGGAGGAGATGCTTCAATTCAATTGCGGCAGCTTTGGTATTATCCTCAATTTCAAAATCCATCTTGGCGGCAAAACGAAAGACACGGAGGATTCTCGTAGCGTCTTCCAGAAATCTTTGTTTTGCGTCTCCCACGGCACGGACGATCTTGTTCTTCAAATCTTCCAGACCACCTTGGTAATCCACGATCTTACCCTCTTCATCCAACCCGAAAGAATTGATTGTTAAATCTCGCCGCTCCGTATCCTTTTCAAATGAATCTGTTTCTGTTGATATGTTGGATTGTCTTCCAATATCGCCGGAGTCGGTTCTGAATTTTGCCAGATCATAAACATAACCTTTCCAGAGAATGGCATACACGGGTTGGGAATCGTTCTTGGAAATATTTCTCAATTCAAAATGTTTTTCCAATTCTTCCACGGGAATATTGGTAGCCAAATCCACATCATCAATTGCGTTACCCATGAGTAGATCACGGGGAACTCCCCCAACGATATAGATTTCTCCTTGTAATTTTGCCTTGATATTCTTCATCAAATCCAAAGCAACTTGGAGTTCTTCCGATTCTTTGACAGCGGTATTCCACTTCTCATCAAAATCCTCCACGTATTCACGCATGAGTCGGTGATATAATTTATGAAATCTTTCCATATTTTTATAGATATTTATAATAGAGTTTATACAATTGTGGATAATTGTATTTTTTGGATAAATCTTCAAATTCTTCAGGGTTGGTTGCTACGGTTTTCAACATGTGTAAGGCATACAATCTAAAAGCATTTATAATGTGGGGATACATATCATCAACAAATTGAACGAATTGATAATTTTTATTATCCATTTTGGGAAAGAGCATTTTGAGATTTGTGAATTCCAAATCCCCATAATTGAAATGTGTATTACCCGACAACATATAATCAACCCCATCCAGAGGATTGGAATACGACTCGAAAAATTTGTCAAATTGTAACTGCGCCGGATCATTATCCAACTTCGGTTTGAAATTTTCCATAGCCAGTTTTGTTATGATGTTTTCCAACACTCCTTTTGATTGACCATGTTTACTATCCATAACACCCTGAAGAGCATGGCGGAAATCCTCAAGAATAATAAGTCTGCTTGGAAATCTTACAGTAAAGGATTTCCTGACATCGTTGCCTGAAATTGTCAGGGTGTCGAACGGTTCTTCTTCCATTTCAATATAATCTTCAATCATGGAGAAATTGCTATCTCCGCTTGCAGCGGTTTTTATAAACCCACCATCAATAAGCACTGTATAAAGCTCATCCTCATCATCCAACATATCCTCAATCTTATCGTCAAAATTCTTCATATAGTGACAATATGTATCAAATTTATCGGAATCATTATGATATTCCTCTTCTGAAAAGTGGATTTCCAAGCTGGTGTTGGTTAGGATCATTCGATATATGTTGATGTCGGTAGCGTCATATATGTATTGGAACAATTGGGAATACTCATAATCATCATCATATTTCCCATCCCTAGCTTTACTCACATCATAATCTTCAGCTTCCAACTCGACATCATCCGGTAAATTGAACTTGGTTAAATCGATGGTTGATGTTCCGCTTGCTTGGAAATATACTTCTTCATCGTCCATCAAGTAATAATCAACACTACTATATGTCAACCTGCCGTTATATTCCTCTTTTATTTCTTCCAGTTCATCTTCCAGACCCAATTGGGAATGTCTGCTTTCCCCCCTTTCATCATCCCGATCATGGTTTATTCGTTTGAAATCGGATGAGTCTTGGGTGGATTCCTCATCCGTGAAATAATTGGCAACCAGATCAAGGATTTCATCATCATAATAAGTTCCCCCCTTTTTCGTATAGGAATTACCACGGAAATCTTCGGGAGTGGTTGTTTGTTTATTTTTCAGATAATTTACCAAGGATTTGTAGAAATTGGGGATTGCGGTATCTCCATATATCTTGGTATCGGGAATGGCAATCTCATCTCCGTAATCATCCACCAATCGACGAACACGCAAACGGGACATGGGGCGCAATCCATATGCACCGGATATGCCCCTGTCGGAATCAACGAATATTTCCCTCTTCTGAAAGTCCTCTTCCGTAAGCTCATTGAAATCCTCTTCTCGCACCACATAAGCCACAGCACCTCCTGAAATGGCTTCTTGGATGGCACACTGGAAATATCCCCCACCTTGGGAATGACAGGATGATATGTTGCGGTGATCGGACATGCGAACCACATCAATGGGAGCGCGGGAAAGGATGACTATGAATTCCGGTTTCTCAAACGCGGATTCCAGATTGTCCTTATACATTGCAAACCAATCCAGATATTTTTTCTTTTTATTCTCCGATACTTTCAGGGCAGCAATGGCTTTACCAATGTTGATTTTCTGTTCCTTGTGTTCCCCCTGCCCATATTTTGGATCAAGCTTTATTTTTCTGATGACTTCCCCTTTTTTCAAATCCACCTTGTCAAAATGCTGAATTCTTTTCAGGTCATCCATGATACTCTGAGCCGTGATGTCCGTCCCGATTGGAAATGCCACACGCATTTTGTCTCCAAAAATATGATCAAAAGGTAAGACATCCGAATGTTGGTTGAGATAATCCACGACCTTTTGGTTCATCTCTGTGATGAGGACGGATTCGTAGAGTTCTTGGAGTTGGAAAATCATGTTATTATTTAAGGGATAATGTGGAAAATGGTAGATGCTGAGGGAATCGAACCCAATCTCTGAGAGGATCAAAACCTCTAGTGCTAAAAAACCGTTACACTACGCATCAATTATAAAAATGGTCTAGGTGACAGGATTCGAACCTGCGAGAGACAGACACTTACTGCCCCCAAGTAGTTCCAAGCTACCCCGATTACCAAGCTATCGCAACACCTAGATATGGTGTGTCACATAGGATTCGAACCTACTCAGCCCAAAGGCAAATGATTTACAGTCATTCTCAACTCTCCAACTTTGACGGTGACACATATTAAAAAAAGAGCCGTAGGAGGAATTCGAATCCCCGACCACCGAATTACAAATTCGACGCTCTACCAACTGAGCTACTACGGCATTGACACTTCTGAGGGGAATCGAACCCCTATTTGGTGGATGAAAACCACCCGTCCTAACCATTAGACGACAGAAGCAAAATTGGCTCGCTTATTTGTTGACGGAGGCATTAGTCTTTCGACAGCGAACGATGATCACTATTACGATCCTCTCCGAAGCAGTTTTTTGATTTGGGGACATACTCAGCCCAAGATTTTATAAAATGGCTCTCAGGGTAGGATTCGAACCTACAACCTAGAAATTAACAGTTTCCCGCTCTACCATTGAGCTACCTGAGATTTGGTGAGAGTCGCGGGATTTGAACCCACAAGACCACGGATTAAAAGTCCGTTGCTTTACCAAATAAGCTTCACTCTCATAATATTAAAAACATTCAGTGTGCTTGTTTCATCACAATCTCCCTTTCGGACTTTAATGTGTTCGGCCACATAACCCCTAGATAACAAAAAACCCCATCTTGTTAAGGATGGGGTGAAAACGAAACAGGATATTACCATATAATCATTTGCACCGCCACCCAGATGGTGTCGGTTTCTCCTGATTATAATTTTGGTTGTTGCTCATGTCGTTATTCTTATTTAGCAGATGCGTTTAGATTTTCAAGTTCTTTTATAATAAAATTTCATTCATTTGATCAATTATCTCATTAATATTGATTGGAGATGCGTTTGTTTTATAGAATTGTGCTGCTGGTGAATACCAATTAACCCAATGGGTAATATTCTCAATAGATACACCATTCAAATATTTGGAGTAAATGAGTAAATCAATATCAGCAAAATCCATCTCTTTTAATTCTTTGTCCATATTATTCCCCAAGTTCTTTCTTCAATTGTTCCAGAAGCAGAATTTTCTGTTCCTTGGTCTTTGCCAATTTGTTCATTTCCTTCTCCTTTTTCTTACGTTCGTATTCTTCCTTGCGCTTACGTTCCGCTTCCAGACATTTGATACGTTCATCCTGTCTCTTTTTCACAATAAAATCAATTGCTGATTGGGCGGTGATCTGTTCTTGTTTCACCACAAGGAACGCAAAAGATTTATTTTTATTTTTTGGCAAGTTGAAATTGCTCACAAATTCTTCCAATTCATATAAATCATCATCCTCCACCTCTTCCCATGGGGAATGATCTTCCACTAAAACCCTTGTGATGTCGGAGTAATCGTCCCCATAATTGAAATAAACCGTGTTGGTTTCCGTATTTGCGATAATCAATTTTACTTGTTTCATGTCTTTATTGTATTCTAGTTTTTAAGGCACTCCAGCCCGTAATCGTTTTGATCTTCCGTTGTGATAGGAATTACTGGCGGCAAACAACGTTCCTTTATCATTATAGATGGGAACCTTACCAAAGCTGATCATATACCAGAGAAAGTGGATGTCAATCCTCCTGTCCATGCAGATGTGAATACCAAAGGAAATATCGGGATATCCGAAATCGGTGATCCAGAATTTTTTAATCTTGTGGAATTTCATTCTTATCCTTACAAGTTCTTTTCCACTTAAACCATTTCAACCATTTGCAGGTTGAGGTTTCGTTTTTGATTTTCTTTCGTAGCTTTTTATATTTCATATCATGCGGGATGCTTCCCAATCCGCCAAAGGACGGGCATTGTAATTACAATCAATATTGTGAACCTCTCGCCAATTTGCCAGACAGGATAGCTCATTAGCGAGATCATCAGCCAATTTCCTTTCGGCATTGAGATCATCGAGACGATCATTCAACTGATCGATGATAGATTGTAGGGCATCACGGGAACCGATGAACAGTTCATCACATTCCGCGATTTCCAGCTTGCCGTTTTTCCTTCGATGTAGGACTACTTGACTTGGTTCTTCTTTGTTCATATTTTTACAAATGTCCCATCTTCAACCGCTTTACGAATATATCTCATAAAGTATATTGCCTTGTCATGATTTTGGAAGGTTGCATCTCCACAATCCTCAATAGGAACAGGGAATCTATAAAGACCGCATTCATCTTCTGGTAATCCATTACCAATAACAACTACGTTATAATATAGAATACCTTTACGATACTCTACAAATCTCACATAATTTTTATCTACAATTTGTTTTATTGTTAATTTCATTTTATACTTGATCCGAATTTTTTATCAATCTTTGCTTTTTCGGTGACATCTTCCACTGATCTTGTGCCTTGACTAACACCAATCACTTCCCATCCATCTTCCCAAGTCTTATCATCCTTTTTGATTTTGATGAACTTATTCATCACGGCGAATTTTGAAGGAATCCATGCCATATGATGTTGGTTTATTCGCTTGAGTGAACATTGTGTGTATGTATCTTTTTTCATAATTTTAATCAGTAATATAATATAAACCCATCTTTCACAAACAAAATTGAGACTATCCTTGATAAATTCCCGCATTGTTTTATCATTGTTTGGTGTAATAACTTCAAACCAAACCCCTCTAAGTTCCGATATGAATGAAAAATCTTTTATAA